CCGCGGTTCTATTTCACCACCAAACGAATCAAGAAGGCATTGAAATGGCTCAAGATGGTACAACTAGGCTTCAACTGGTTCAAACAGGCTCAGATCGGCTCACACAGGTTTTGGAGACTACTCCAGAGACGCTTTATGGCTCTGTAACTCCCAGAATCCACTCCAGACTACGCTCAGACTTGCCTACGCGTGGACAAGAGCTAATCGACTTCTCCAACTCAATCGGATTCCCGCTCATGCCGTGGCAAGAATGGCTGGCGATCGAGGCTCATCGGGTGAAGGCTGATGGTCGCTGGTTGCATCCTTTGGTACAGCTTGTCGTTGCTCGCCAGCAAGGAAAGACGACATTTATGAAGCAACGCATTCTGATGGGCTTGTTCGAGTGGGATAACAAGCTGCAAATCGGTACGGCTCATCGATTGACGACATCTCTGGAGACTTTTCGGGATCTTGTACAAACGATCGAGTCAAATGACGGCTTGGCGAAACAAGTCAAGAGAATCCGGTGGGCGCATGGCTCTGAAGAGATCGAATGTCTGAATGGCAATCGATACATGGTCAAGGCTGGCGCTTCAGCTGCTCGCGGTATCTCAAAGCCATCGACCGTTCACATCGATGAGACTCGAGAGCTTAAAGATGAGACGACTTGGGCTTCACTTCGATACACGATGATGGCGGCAGAAAATCCGCAGCTCTGGTCATATTCAAATGCTGGCGATCAGCATTCTCTGGTGCTGAATCAAATTCGCGAAAGAGGCATCGGCGCAGCTGGTGGATCTAACGACGACATCGGTTATTTCGAATGGTCAAGCGATTACGACAAGATCGACGATTCCCCTAAATTCTGGGCTGGAGCAGCTAAGGCAAATCCAGCACTCGGTCATACTGTACACATCGACAATCTTCGGGCTGTAATGAACGATCCGCCGGATGTGGTTCGAACTGAAGTCTTGTGCCGATGGGTGCAGACTATTTCGAGCGCAATTCCCGCTGGCGAATGGGCTGAATGCGGATTGGACGGATTTGAAGTCGATCGCGAAAAGACAGTCTGGTTCGGACTCGATTGCTCGCCAGATCGTCGCGATGCAGCTCTTGTCTTGGCTCAGCAAATTTCTGAAGGCGAATTCTTTGTGAAGCTTCTTCGGACTTGGCACAATCCAATTTCGCTCGATGATAAGGCAATTGCTAACGACATCGCCGAACACTTTCAAGAATATCCAGTCGAAGTTATTGCGTATTCGCGCCGTACATCTTCGGCGATTGCCGCTAGACTTCAACCAGCCGGCATCCCAATCGCTGATATAGACGGGGCGCTGTACGGTCAAAGTTGCGACGAACTTTTAGGAGCAATCACATCAAAGAGACTTCGACATGGAAATCAAGCGGAATTGACGAAGCAAATTCTTTCGGCGGCGAGATTACCGTTCGGCGATGGTGGATGGACGATCGGACGGAGAGCTTCTCAATCGACTGTGTGCGCGACGGTTGCATCTGCGCTCGCCACACATTACGCGACACGCCCAGAGACGGATCTTGATATTATGATCGGGTAGTGGTATCGGATCTCTAAAATTCTCGCATGGGTCTAAAAGATTTCTTCATCACAGCACCACAGCCAATCGCTGAAGTGAATGTCGATGCTGCTCTCGCACCGGTTAATTCGATCGATGCTCTTGGCGCTCCATATTTTGCCTATGGTCAATCAGCTACACGATCCGAAGCGATGGGCGTCCCTGTAATCGCTCGCGCTCGCGGAATCATCTGCTCAACAGTTGCAGCTTTGCCACTTGAAACAAAAGTTAAAGAAACAAATGAAACTGTCCCATCTTTTCGTGTAATCCATCAACCAGATCCACGAATCACAGGCGCAGAATTTTGGGCTTGGATCGCTGAAGATTTGCTATTCCGTCCAGCTGCTTATGCCCGCGTACTTTCACGATATGCAGACACCGGACGAATTCAAGCGATGGAAAGAATTGCGCCAGAGCGTGTTGAAGTATTGACCAACGGACTCGGTACAGAAATCGATGCGTATCGCGTTGATGGTTATTCAATCGATCCAGCTGATCTTGTCGTGTTCGGAAATATGCAAGAAGGCTTGCTGAACCGCGCTGGTCGCACCGTACGCGCAGCTCACGCACTTGAGAAAGCCGCGTATGACTTTGCTTTGAATCCAATCCCACAAATTGTCTTGTCGAGCAACGGCGTACAGCTTCCAAAAGATCGCGTTGCTTCACTCATTAACGCTTTCAAGAATAAAGCGTCAAAGGCAGTTACATTTTTGAATGCAGACATCAAGATGGACACCATCGGATACGATCCAAAGAATCTTCAAATGAATGAAGCGAGAAATTACTTAGCTTTGGAACTCTGCCGCGCGATCGGATTACCGGCATGGTTCGCGTCCGCTGATCCGTCATCGATGACTTATTCCAACGCCGTAAATCAGCGCCGCGATTTGATTGATTTTTCGATTCGTCCGGTGCTAACAATCATCGAGCAACGGCTCAGCCTTACGGATTTCACTCCAGCTTCACAGTACATCCGCTACGACCTAGACGATTTCTTGCGCGGCAATCCTTACGAAAGAGCGCAAGTTTACGAAATTCTAAACCGCATCGGCGCGATGAGTACCGATGAAATCAGAGAAGAAGAGGACATGATCGGATGAAGCTAACCACTCCAATGACTATCACCGCGGCAGATTCAGAGTCGCGCACAATCACCGGACGCATCGTGGCATTCGAAGAGCCAGCGAACGCATCGACCGGCAAAGTCGTATTTGCGAAAGGATCGATTCAGCCAAAAGATGTCTTGCTAAATCTTGAACACGATCGCACTCGCAGAATTGCAAAGCCACTTTCGATCGCTTTGTCTGAAGATCAGATGAGCATCAATGCAACATTCAAGGTCGCAAATACAACCGCTGGAAATGACGCGCTTATCGAAGCAAGCGAAGGTCTGCGCGATGGCTTTTCAATCGAATTGGCTGTCGATGATTACATCAACGAAAAGAATGGGACGATGCGCGTACTTGCTGGTGAATTGACTGGCGTTGCGCTTGTATCAGAGCCAGCCGTTCGATCAGCTCGCGTCTCAGAAGTAGCCGCCACAGAAGGCGAAGAAGATTCCGAATCCGCAACCGTGGAAGAGGATGCAACACCAACACCAACAACAACAGAAGGAGACGAAGTGGAAAACACCGTCAATGACGCTTCAGCCGTAGAGACGGTCGAAGCCGCACAGTCAGTTACAGCGTCAGTTAAGTCTGTCGCTTATTCAAAGCCACGCATCGAAGTAACAGCTGCAAAGTATCTTGAAAACAAGATTATGGCAGCGATGGGCGACGAGAATGCGCGTCAATATGTACTCGCAGCAGACAACACAACAGACAACGCTGGTCTTGTACCAACTCGCCAGCTTGCTGAAGTAATCAACGGACTTTCAACAACTGTCCGTCCATCAATCGATGCGATCTCACGCGGCACACTTCCAGATGCCGGTATGACTTTCGAGATTCCAAAGATCACAGTTGCACCAGCGGTGGGAACAGTCGCCGAAGATGCAGGATTCACAGAGACAGATCAGAACTCAGCTTTTGTATCAGTCGATGTTAAGAAATTCGCGGGTCAGCAAAAATTCTCAGTTGAGTTGCTCCAGCGCACAAGCCCACTTTTCTTCAATGAGCTTCTTTCAAATATGGTCGCAGCTATGGCTAAGCAGCAAGACACTTACACAAACAGCGTCTTGGTAGCAGGTGCAACAGCAGATGCAACAGGTATTGCAACTTACCCAACAGCCGCAGAACTTCTTGCGTTTATTGGTCGCGGTGCTGCATCCGTTTATGGTGCAACAGCTGGTCTTGCAAATCCATTTGCTCGCAACATCTTGGTGAACACTTCACAATGGTCAAACCTAATGGGTCTAAATGATTCAGGTCGTCCGATCTACAATGAAGTAACTCAGCCAATGAACCAACCGGGCCTTGCAACACCTACATCACTTCGTGGTCGCGTTGCTGGACTTGATCTCTTTGTTACAGCTAACACAGCCGCAACAACAGACACCGATGATTCAATCATGATTATCAACCCAGACGCCTACACATGGTACGAATCACCTTCATACCAGCTTCGCGCAGAATCAACAGCAGACGGTTCAATTACTGTCGGCGTATATTCATTTGGTGCAGTAGCGACAAAGATTGCCGCTGGCGCATTTGGCGTGAATAAGTCGTAATTACGACACAATCAATCATGAGGCGGTTCGCTCCCGAGTCGCCTCAGCAGTAGAAAGGGAAGAGCTCATGTCTTTAGTTACTCCGTCCGAACTTCGTTCGG